TTAAAAATTCATGTGTCCCTGACCACCATTTAATGGGTGCGGAGGGGCATGATCGATAAGCCCAGGAGTAACAATAAAGCGCACTACGGTTTCATGAGTAACGAAGGTGGTGCCGCAATTAATATTCTGGCATTGGCAGTAGCGCTCCTTTGTGTTGTCTGACACACGAAAGCTGCTACGAGTATGCGCAGCATGTCCACATTTCGGGCAATTCATCATATCCGCTTTTCCCCTGGCAATTCCCCTTAATCACGTAATGATACACTACACTTCCATTTTGTGAACTCAATCATTCCATTTCTAAATCATCAATTTTGACTTCAAGCTCCAAACTGGTAGTAAAACCATTATCGGGGCTGACCGTATGCGTCAGGGTGGTAATGGTCCATTCGGCATCATCAATAGGCCGCTTAAAGCCGCGCACCTTTACGGGCATTTCGGTGTAGAGATCTGCCCGACCTTCTGCGAGCTGCAAGGAGAAGGATGCAATCCCACGCTGCAGACGTTCCCATTGCATCTTTGCTGCACGCTCTGCATTGCTGCGGTTGGCATAGGTCCGGTTCAGGACCAGCACGTTTTCATCCGTTCCCACCAGATAATCCCCCTGCTTTGCCTCCGGCTCTTTAGGTGCGGCGGTTTTCTTCCGGCGGCGCTTCACCTGTGTGGTTTCTTTCTTTTTCGGTTCACGGGTATGCAGCCAGCTGGCGATCACTCCGGTATAAGCACCACGATCAGCCAGGGTAAAACGGTGCCCGTCACCGGCCTTACGCTCAATCGTAATAACCGGCAGCGGCATGCCGCTCGACGTTCTGCCCTGCCCCTGGCGGATAAATAACAGATTGCCGTCTTTCACTGACGCGATAGCCCCATACTGCCGGGCCAGCTTCATCAAAAAACTGGCGTCGCTTTCGTTGGTCTGGTCCAGGTGATCCAGCGGCTTATCGATCAGGTCTTTGCCCAGGGCCATTTTCAGGTTATGCCGGGCCGCGATTTCCTTTATCACCTCCCCCACGGTGGTCTGGTGCCATGACTTTTCACGCCGGGTATTCAGGGTTTCGCGGAAATCGGCACTACGCGCGCGTATGGTCAGACGATCCGGCGCACCGCTGTGCTCAATCTCATCAACGGTAAATGCCCCTTTGGGGAAAAGTGGCTGGCCCTTCCACCCCAGCGCCAGCTGAATAACCGCACCGCGTCGCGGCAGGACAATCTGACCGTCAGCGTCGTCCAGTTCCAGATCGAGCTGGTCCGCCTCAAAACCCCGGTTATCGGTGAGCGTCAGACTCATCAGCCGTGCATCCACTACCGTGGTCACGTCCTTACCTTCAATGACGATACTGAAAGCCGGGCTTTTGCTGTGCGGGTTCAGGAGATCAGAATTAAAATTCACTGCAATAATCCCCCCACTGTATTTTTGATATTACTCATCGCAGTCGTTGCAGAGTCCTGCAGGTTGCTCAGCTGATCGCTCAGGCTGCCGAACATATCAGAAAGCGACTCATCAACTCGTTTCAGGATCAGCGTAAACTCTATGCGCCGCGGCATTCCGCTTTCAAAAAATTCCGTTTTTGTCTGGCTCAGACTCTCGATCACGAACATGCCGTAAATGGTCCCGCTGCCCTCAATCAAAGGCCATGCCTTGCCCAGCTCCGCCATCTGCTCCAGCGCCAGCAGGGACATCCTGCCGCCCGTCACCTCCGGCAGCAGCACACCGGAAAGCGTCAGGGAGTCATTGTCAGGCCCAAGAAACTGCGTTGACGGGCGGCGGTTCACCCGGCTGTTCGTTGCGTGCCGCCAGCTGCGCTGATACTGCAGCTCCTGATAGGGCACGGTACGCAGCATGAAAACGTATAATCCCAGCACCATCATCATGAATCATATCCCCCCTGATCACTGTAGTTACTGCGTGCTTTAGCCCTGGCCCTGCGCTCGCGCTCATCAAGCTGTCGCGCCACCTCGCGGGCAATATCCTGCGCGCTCTGTCCGGGCTGGGCGGTAATATGAATGGGCGCGTTAATCTCGTAACGGATCACTGGCGGCACGCTGGCGGATTTTGCAGGCTGGCTTTGTGTGTATTCCACAGCCGGGAGACTGTAAGGGTGCAGGGGCGCGGCCTCTGTCGGCGCTGCCGCCACTCCCATAAAGCCTGCAGCGACGGAAGCGAGCGCAGCGGTGCGCCGCCTGCTGGTTACATGAGCCGGACCGTTTACAAGCTCCGGGCCGTTCTCCCCTGCAATGCCAAACTGCCCGCGAGGGATCATGCCGCCGCTGTCATACATCCCGGCAAACGGGACCGCTGCTGCCGCTGCTCCACCAACCACCTGCACCTGTGTTTTGCCCGCCGTTTTATTTCCTGTCATCCAGTCCGGCAGATATTCGGTAACGGAGGACAGTTTGCTTTTGAGCATGTCCCACTTCGCATTGATACCATTCAGAATGCTGTCAATAATGGCGCTACCCATGTCCTGGAATTTAGCCGGGAGTGCATTGACGTCTGCCAGAATGGCGTTCCATTTGTCACTGATTGTCTGCCGGACAGTGGCCCACGCCTCAACCACTCCGGCCTTAATTGCATCCCAGTTTTTGGCAATCAGGCCCGGTAAGGTGTAATTGAAGAACAGAGACTTGATACCTTCCCAAGCATTACTGGCAGCCTGTTTTATCCACTCCCACGCCGCCGTGGTAGCACCGCAAACGGCATCCCACATGGCTTTGAACTTTGGCCCCAGCGTGTCCCAGTTTTGCCAGATATAAAGCGCGCCTGCGGCGATCAGCCCAATTACCGCCAGAATAGGGTTTGCATACATCAACCTGCTCAACCATAAAACTGATTTACCTACAGAACTGATTGCATTCCCAATAAGTCCGAATGCAGATGAAAATTTCAGCCCCATTACCCCGGCGCTCATTCGCACCACTGCCATTGGCCCCAACACGGACGCCAGCGCAAGTGAAACAACCCCTGCAGCAGTGGCAACAATGGCAAACCCAGCCGCCAACTTAAACAGAGCCGAAGTCAGTTGTGGGTGTCGCTTAACAAAACCATCCAGACGGGACGCCAGTTCCCCCAGCCAGTCAGCCAATTTCTTTAATGCCGGGGCAACTGTTTCACCGATACTCGCCATAGCATTGGTAAAGGAGCCGGTTGCGGCTTCCCATTTATTGCCCAGCGTGTTTAAAGAGGCATCAACACGCTCACGCAACGATGCCTGATTTTCGAGTTTTGCTGCAGTTTCCCGATAACCTTCAATCCCTTTGGATAGCATAATGTTCAGCGCTTGTAGCGTTTCCGCATCATTGCCAAACAAATCTTTCATGGTTGCCATTTGGGTTTCTGGATTTAATTTTTTAAGTTTCTCCAGCTGGGCATACATATTTTCCAGACCACCAAACCCACCCTTCCCGTCAGAGAAGTTGAATTTAATACCCGCTCCCTTTTCTTTCAGGTTATCGTTAACCGCCTTAATATTGTCAGCATCCAGAGCGGCCTGAAAAATCTTTCGGTATGCATTACCGGCAGACTCACCAGCCATACTCCCCTGATCAGCCATAACCAACAAAGGTGCGAAAGTTTTGACCGCTTCCAACCCCTTCTTATTGATGATATTCATCGCGCTGCTGATTTTTGAGAAACCCTGCAGCATATTTCCTGAATCAACACCCGCATAAAAACCTTTCTGGATCACATCCATCAGGCTCATCATGTCTTTTTCTGAGGTTTGAGTTGCGTCCTGGAGTTTTGCTGCAAACTCCGCTGCAGCGGTAGGGGCCATCTGCAACTGAACACCAAGGTAAGCGGCTGACTCCCCCAGGCCGCCCAGGATAACCTGCGCTGACATACCCTGTCGGCGCAGCATAGTCATCATGTTCTGAAAGTCCGCAGTAGTCCCCGGCAATTTATCGCCCAAAGCAACGGCAAGCCGGTTTATTTTCTCAAATTCAGGCCCTACCTTTCCGCCCGGCCCCATCATTGAACCAGCGAGTTGATTCGCTGCATTTTCTGATTCTGAATAAGCTCTTACCGGAGTCAGCAACGTCATGCCAGTAGTTACTCCAGCAGCCATAACCCCAGCACCATTACCCGCGAGAGAGTTTCTTAACTCGCGGGTCTTTTCAGCTTTGGCTTTGATAGCATTAAGTTTGCGCTGACGCTCACCAACCTCACGCAACCTGCGCTCCTGCTCAGCCAGTTGCCGGTTATACCGCTCAGTTTCTCGTGTAATCCTGGCTGTCTCGCGTGCACCTCCTCCTGCAGATAACCCCAGCCGATAAAGCTCTGCTCTGGCTGCAGCCATCTGCCGTGTTTCCTGCTGCTGCTTCTGTTCAAGACGTGAAACAGCGCGCCACTGAGCTTCAAGTGCCTGCGTTTGCTTTTTTGTTGGGGATTCCAGAGATGACATTTCACGCGTCATCATTTGAGCGCGTAGCCTCGCCTGCTCCAGTTCTGTACCGGTACGGCTAACACTCTGAGTTAACTGATCGAAAGATTTAAGCTGACCTCCAGCATCACTCAGCTTTTTAATCTGTTCGCGGGTTTGTCGAATAGCAGATGCCAGCTCCTTGGAGCCAGCTTGTGCATTTTTAAATGGGCGAGTTAACTTATCCACCGCCCCCAGAACTACCTGCAGGCGCAGGTTATTATCACTCATCGCTGGCCCCGCTTCGCTGAATCGCTTTATGCCGCCATTCCAGCACCTCAGTTAGCGGCATAACGTCAGTGACGGACGGCGACCAGTGAAAAACGGTGGCAATATCTGCCACCAGATCATCAACCGTCAGGCTGTCGGTAAACCGGCAAATACCGACTTCGGCAACAAAAAAGCAACCACCTCTACAGCCATTGCTGTCAGATCGGCGGGGTCCAGTTCTGCCATTTCCTGCGCCGTCAGCGTCGGTGTGGAGATTCGCGGGATCACCGTCATCATCGCGCCCACGTCCATATCCATAATGGCCTGCAGGCGTGTACCACGCAGCGCGCCGGACTGCGGCTTACGCAGGATGATTTCAGTGATTTCGGTATTACCACGTTTGATGGGCGTATCCAGTTGCACGGTCTTTTCAGTCAGTTTGTCGCTCATGTTCATTTCCTGTTAAGAGGTTACTGGCGCGGCTGCCCGCGCCGTTATGGTTTATCAGAGGCCGAGGGCGTTACGGTGCGCTTCCAGCAGGTCCACACCACCCACGATTTCGATCATGTTGACCAGATCAACCTCATAGAGCACCTCACCGTTGATGGTCAGCTTCGCGTAACTGTTGGTGCTGCTGACTTTGGTGCTGCTGCTCTCGCCGGTTTTCCATTCGCCGGAATCCAGCTCTTTATGACGCCCGCGCACGACCAGCTCCACGGCCTGCACTTCACCGGTGTCATCGCGTTGAATGGAACCCGTAAAGCGCAGCTGGATACCGTCAACCGTGGTCTTGCCCATCTGCTTGAATAAAAGCAGTTCAGTGCCGCCAATGGAAAACTCGGTGTCCAGTGCGCCGTCATCCAGCCCCATGTCCACATCCACCGCGCCCGGCATACCGCCGCCGCGATACTTCTCAAACTTGCGGGTGAATTTCGGCAGGGTCAGAGACTCAACGATCCCCTGCCAGTTGTTCCCGTCGTTGAACAGGTTCAGGTGTTTTAACTTACGTGGTAAAGCCATGGGGTCCCCTTACGCGCTGACCTGGCTGGAGAAGTCCAGCAGGTACTGATCGGTGATGCGCTGGCGCAGCATCAGGTTTTCAAGCGGCGGCACCGGCGTGTAGTCGTAGTCGATGGTGAGTTTCCCGGCTTTCAGGGAATCTTTATCGTTCACGGACTCATCCAGCCAGCAGTCTGCGCCGATGATGTAGCCCTGCGTTTTCAGGCTGCGCAGTTTGGCGCGGATACCTTCGATAATGTCGCGGGCCAGTGACGGGTTAAGCGTGCCATCCACCGCCCACATGTGCGCTTCTGCGATGGTGTCAGCCAGTACCTGCGCCGTGCGGGTGTAGTTCTCAAAGGCAAACAGCGGATCGTCACTGAGGCAGCGGGAACCCCAGAAGCGGAAGCCATCCTTGCGGATCAGCGTGGTCACATCGTTCTGGTTCAGCAGCCCCGCATCAGTTGCCGGATCCTGCAGATCCCAGAACACATCAGCGGACAAACCGGTGACACCGTTCACGCCCACGTTGGACAGGGATTTGTGCCAGCCGGTCTGCTCGTCAATTTTGGCGCGCAGGCCGAGCGCGCGGGCGGTGGCGTAAGCCGTAGCATCGGCATTCAGCACGGTGTCAAAGTTGATGAAGTCAGGCCAGATCAGCATCCCCTCCCGCTGACTAAAATTGTCACGGTAGGCAATCGCTTCTTCCACCGTTTTGCAGCCATAGGCGGACAGGTAGGCAAACCCGCGCAGACTCTGCGCCACGCTCAGCAGCTCAGTGGCAACCGCCTGCGTATCATGCCCCGGTACGCCAAGAATGCGCGGCTTAACGCCCAGCTGCGACTGCGCCGAAAGCAGCGCTTTCATGCCCGTTTTTTTACCGTCAGCGGTCACGCCGCCGATGATGTTGGTGGTGGTTTCCGCTTCGGTTTCGCCCTGCGCCACGCGCACAACGACGGTCACGGGTTTTGCCTGGTCTGCAATCGCATCCAGCGAACGGGCCAGCGTGCCGGACTCGCCCGCTTTACCGCTGGCGGTCAGCACGTCAGTCAGCAGGACAGGCTTGTTGAGGGGGAACATTGCCGCATCGGCATCATCGCCGGTGCAGACCATGCCCACGATAGCGGTGCTCACCGTGGTAATGGATCGGGTGCCGTCATTGACTTCTACAACGCGCACACCGTGATGGTAATCCTGAGCCATAAGGCAGTCTCTCCGGTTTACATGGGGTGTGCTTATGTTCTGGCTGATATGCATGCAATGCACGCGGCGGGCGTTGTGTGAAACATGATACAAACGGGAGAATGAATTATCCCCGTTTTCGCGGGGATAAGATTATCTGAAAGGAGGTTCCGGCCATGTAATCTCAGGGGCTTTTGAACTGTCCAGTCTCATAAGAAGCACGCGGTATTTCTTCCATGCCGTAAGCTCAGAAACTTCCTGGTCCGTAGTGATACCCGCGTCAAATGCATCTTGTCGCCAGGCTATTTCTGCATCTGCTTTGGCCCGTAACACCTGCCGCTGCTGTTCAACTATGGACACCAGTTGCTCAGTGGAAAGAGGAGGAATATCGCTCCACGCTGGCATACCATCTTCGTCTGTAATACGCATTTTCCCTGGCGGCGTTTCTCCGGAAAATTCGCTATATATGGCATCACTCACGTCAATACCATTTTCCGGCCATGTTCCGGCTGCACGATAGTCCTGCTCTAATGCGTAAGGATAAAATACATTATTGGCGTATTTATATGCTTTCATCTCAGTATCCAAATGCGATGACAGTTGCGGATGTGGCATCGACTGAACCGAACCGCCACCAACCATAAGTAGACAGGCCAGTATTGTTAATTGTCAAAATACCCGGATTAACACCGCTGGCAGTAAGTCCGGTTATTACGGTACCGATACAGGCAGTAGGAAACGGTACGGGATAAGTCGATGTACCTGATGCCACACCTTGTGGCAACGTTACCGCGCCCACCTGAACCATCCAGCCGTTAGGTTGCTTAAACCACCGCCCCCCATAAGGAAAGCTACTCATATCAGGGATCTGGTTCAGCCCGTTACCGACCACACGCTTTGCGGCATCGCCAAGACCGAGGTATTCATGCAGGCCAGGCACATCCTTACCTGACAACGCATTAAGGGTGGCATTGAGGGGTTGTTTACCTGCCAGCGCATTGACCATTGTCGTGGCAAAGTTTGGATCATTACCCAGAGCTGCAGCCAACTCATTAATGGTATCAAGTGCTGCAGGTGATGAGCCAACAAGCGCCGCAACTGCCGATTTTACGAATGCGGTTGTGGCAATCTGGGTATTGTTTACTGTCTGCGATGGTGTTGGCGCTGTTGGCGTTCCGGTAAGAACCGGACTTGCCAGCGGCGCTTTTAACGCCAGGGCATTATTTATGGTGGTGCTGAAATTCGGGTCATTATTAATGGCTGCCGCAATCTCTTTCAGAGTATCCAGAGTTGCCGGTGCACCATTAATTAAAGCAACCAGTGCAGCCTGAACAAATGCAGTGGTGGCGAGCTGCGTTGTATTATTTCCGGGTGCTGGGGTTGGTGCTTTCGGTATCCCGGTAAAAGCAGGGCTTTCAATAAGGGCATACTGTGGATGAGGATTAGAATCCTTATTATGAATCCTCATCAGATTATAAGTGTAGGTTTCGGCTTCTTTTTCTTTATCATCAACATACTGTCTGGTTGCAAGTACGACAGCAGGATCAATCTTCAGGGTAATGTTATCTGTACTACTGGTAATAAGCACCATGCGCACGGTCTGAGTACGTCCGCTCCCCTCAGCCAGCTGCGGTTTATAACTTTCGGGGCAGTTCCCCACGGCAATCAGCGCGCCGGTGTCATCGAAAAGCCCCACCTCACGTATCCACCAACCGCCCTCTGTTTCGGGGATCACCTGCTCAGCAATAATCTGGCTGCTGTTCTGCGGATCGATATACAGCATATTGAGGTCAGCGCGGCGCTTTTCGGCTACCAGCTTTGTCTGCTGTGCGCTTGGCGTGGGCAGCACGCCGCCGCCGTCACCCACCGCCATCTGGGTAATTTTCAGCGGGACACCGAGCGCGGCGGCGCTTGCCAGTTTCGCCGCGCCGATCTCCGTCAGCAGGGTATAAAATTTTGCGCTCATGGGTTCACTCTCATTGTGTCAATAACATGGACCGCTCCGCCCTCATAGGCGGTGCCGCCGGAAATAATGGTGTCGTTGATATATGGGTAAATGGTGATTTCTTCGCCGGTGTAAGTGGCAGCACCCACAAAATACGGACCGCTGGTCTGCAGGTTGATGGACATGCCGATCAGATGGCGGCTGCAGGGTTTGGCGTCACTGATCAGGCGCTCCAGCTCCAGATACGTTTCCTCTGTAATGCCCTTGTCCTGCACGCCAATGTCCAGGCGAAACGTTCCCGGTGCATCATTGGTCTGCCACCACTCAATGATGCGGATCAGGAAGCCGAACGGCTCCACGACGCGCCTCACGGCGCTGGTCGTCCCCTTGTGTTGATGGATATAGAAGGCATCCTGCACCACCCGACGTTTCACGCTTTCCGTCCAGCTTTCGTCCCAGCGGTCCACGGAAAATGCCCACGCCAGATACGGCAGGAATCTGACCGGACACGTCGCCGGGTTCCACAAGTCACGCAGTGATACCTGCAGATCGGATATTCCACTGCACGACTGTGCCAGGCGGCGCTCAAGCAATGACGAGCCGGGCGGCAGCAGACTATTCATCCGTGCCCCCGTTGATAACGCGCCATTCCGTGCAGGACGCCGCTTGCGTCTTGTCCAGCACCACATCATCCAGCGGCTCCGCCAGCTCCACGCGCTGAACACCCTCAACGTGCAGCGCGGCATAAATGGCGCTGCGGCGAATATCACGCCCCAGCCGCGTCTGGCTGGCGATATACTTCTGCAGGCTGGCTTTTGCCGCCGCCATTACCGGCTCCGCTTCCGGCCCCGGATAAAGATAAATTGTCGCATCAACGCGGTACGGAATAATGTCGGCGCTGCGCACCGTCACGCGGTCTGCCACCGGGCGCACGCTTTCGCTGTTAAGCGTCTGCTCAACCACCGCCAGCAGATCAGCCGCCGCCGTACCGTCACCCTCACGGCTCAGCACGGTAAGCACCACCTCAGCCGGTGCCGGACTGGTTGCACTGGCATCCGCCACGCGCCCGTCCGCACTTTTGGCGTGAAACTCATATGCTCCCGTTGGTCCCGCCACAGACAATCCTTCAAAGGCTTCCGGGATGCGCTGACGCAGGGCTTCATCGCTTTCCATCACTGCGGCAACCGGCGGCACGGCGTCGTTATCTGCAGGTGTAACCGTCAGGCGCTTCACGTTGTTGTTAGCCGCCAGTTGATCGAGGTCACTACCCATGGCATACGCCACCATGACCGCCTGCGCGGCCTCGTTAATACGCTGGCGCAACAGGATTTCACGGTAGGTGCTTTCCTGCAGCAGCTTGGTGACGGGTTCAGATTCCAGCGCCAGCGTGCGCCTTACCGCGTCCTGCTCATCCGCCGGGTAAAGGGCCACAAAGGCGGCCTTTCGCTCAGCCAACAGCATCTCAAAATCCGGCACGTCCACGATCTGCGGCGGGGGCAGCCGGGAAAGGTCAATTACTGCCATTGTTTGCTCCTGTTGATACCGAAAGGGAAACCGGCGCGCCGTTACTACGCTGCCCGGTAAGCTCAACTATCATGGAGCCGTCAAAATTGCTGCTGATGGCGATGGAATCCAGGGTAAGCCGTGGCTCCCAGCGACTCAGCGCCACATAGACCGCAGACATGATCTGGAGACGTAGCGCCGGGTTCTGCGGCTGGTCAATCAGAGCTGACAGCAGGGAACCGTATTCCCGCCGGGCAATGCGGCTTCCCTGCGGGGTCAGCAGAATATCCCGGACCGACTGGCGCAGGTGGTCCGTGTCGGTAATGGCCCTGCCGTTGTCCTGGCTCATGCCGGTATACAGCGTCATACCGGGCCCCCTGACGTATCGCCGCCGGACTTAACGCCGGTGTGACCGTGTTTATCCACCACGATCCCGTTAGAACTCATAGCGCCGCCGCCCTGGGTGACGCTGCCGTTAATCACGACTTCGCTGTTAATGCGGGTTTTGTCAGCCTCCACCACAAACTCACTTGTTTTCAGGGTGATATTGTCTGCCGCCTCGATAACCATGGATTTGATACCCCTGACATGCCAGCGCCCGGTGGCGGGTTCGTACTCAAACCAGCCGCCGTCCGGGTATTCCGTCACGCTGCCGTCAACGGAATCCGACGGCGGCGCAAACTGATTGGAGTAAATGGCAGGCAGCGCAAAGGCGGTTTCCAGATTGCCGCCCAAGCTCAGCAGTACCACCTGTTCATCCGGGGACGGACACCACCAGGTGCGGCCACGCCCGGCGCGCAGTGTCAGCCAGTTAATCCAGTTGGTTTCAAGCTCGCCCACCTTTACTCGGCACAGCCAGTTCTCCCGGTCCACTTCGGTCACGGTGCCGGTGCGGATCAGGTTGGTGATAAGGCGCATGATTTCTGTGAGTTGTGCGTTCATACTCCAATTCTTAATCAAACACTTGAGGTCACAAACAAACCATGTTTGTATGAGGCAACAAACAATGTGCTAAAGACGTTTTCAAGCCTCAAATAACAAGGTATTACTATGAAATTTAGAAGACTACACAATTGGAATAATATTGAACAATGCACTGCACTTATTTATTTCACCGAATTAATGGAAGAACTTCTTTTCGATTACACCCATAGCACATATAAACCCTCTATAATGAACACACCAAGTTTATGTATAGAAGCAATATCAACAATCAATGATATTGAAAAAGGTAGCATAAGCCCCGCACACATATCTCATGTCATTGATGAATTAACCAAAAATATTAAGAATGATGACATTGCAATCAGCCTACTAAAAACCCCCTTAGGTTCATTTTTAGACCAACTCAACAACAATTCATTAGGAAATAAAAACCTAAAAATAACCCTTGAGTTATTAAAAGTTCAACTTAATATAGGTCAGTATGAAAGCAGGCTTATCGGTGAGCTTTGCTCTACAATCACTACAGAATATAACCCCAATAAGATCCGAAAACTTACAAGACTATTGATTACCCATCTAATATCAAAAGGCTTAAGTCAAGAGTATTTGATGGAAAGTCTAAAGAAACATTTCTTCCAAAGGGAACGAGAAATCAATTCAAATGAAGAGATTATTTCATTTCTAGAGAACATCCCCACAAAGACACAAAAATATTTAGTTTATTTCAATGCTGACAAATCTTTTAGCTACATTTCTCCATGCTTATCACAATTAGAAATTGAGGTTGTATTCGAAACACCCGAAAACATTAATGAACAAGATTTCTTCGATAGTCATGAGCAACGAACTATTTTAGTCAAGCAAGTTAAAGCACTTGATCCATTTACTGCCAGAAAGAAAGCTGAAAAAAACTTAAAGCTCGCATCAACTTTGCTTTCTCTTTATCATCATAAGCAAGAAGCATCATGGTCTGCCGAGAATATTGTAGTTAGTGAGAATGGTGAAAAAATCAATATTAGAAACAGCATCAATCCAATGCACCGCTGCAAGGATCTGGTTCAGGAACACGCAAGCAGAAGACTCGAAGAATTCATGAACAATTTTAGAATGCGTGAGGATTCTTTCAATAAATTTATCAGAAGTGCACAATTACATTCAATGGCATTACGGACAAATGCTGTAGAAAACCAGCTTTTAAATTTATGGATTGCTATAGAATCGCTCATCCCTGACGAATCCAAAAAAGAAGATCAGTCCACAATAGAACATATCGTTAATTCATTAATACCATTTTTGAACCTAAATTACATTGAAGATCTAGTAAGAAACCTTATAAAAGACTTACAACGCTGGAATTATCCACGTACTATGTCACTTCTAAGACTAATTGAAAATGACGATGCAGCTAAATCACTTGTGATTCTTGTTGCTTCGCAAGAACACATCCCTAGCATCAATCAGTTTAAGATAGAACTATCACAATTCCCATTATTGAAAGAGAGATTCGAATATGTGAGCAATTTAATCTCCTCGACTAATACTATCCATGACGCACTTAAAAACCATGCAGAAAGAATTAACTGGCAAATCAAGAGAATATATAGAACTAGAAACTTGATAGTTCACACTGGTCAAACACCATCAAAAACAAATATTTTAGTTGAGCACGCTCATATTTACTTAGACACAATCATTAACTCCTTAATAAAACTTTCCTCCCACCCCGTAGAAATACTTTCTGTTGCACAAGGTTTCCGAAACGTTGAAATGAAATATAAAATGCACCTTCAAAAACTCGATAAAAAAAACACATCACTAACCCCTGAGAATATCATCAATTTTATATTCAACCAATAACATTCTATTTTAACACACTGAAGCACTAAACAAGCCAGTGCATCAGTGTGTTTTGAACCAAAAGTTCTATCTCTTTATTTACGCCTAGAAGACGCCGTTGTGCGTATTTGACTTTAAAACTATGGCGACTCACAATATCACGCAGTCCGTAATGGTGAACACGGGCAATGCGCTGCACCTTGCCATCAAACTGCACGCTGGCGGAGTCCGCACTGGCGGCGGTTTTCAGGTATTTTGTGGTGCGAAGCTTTGCAAACATCTGGCGTTTGATGCGTCCCTTCTTGCTACGGGCTGTCACCCGGCGCGGCTCATAGCCGCTGCCGTCAGGATTACGCTGTAGCCTAATGTTCTGCTGTTGATTCCGGCGCAGCTCCTGCGCCAGTTCCCGCATCACGCGCTGACGTGCTGCAGGCTCCAGATTCGCCAGCAACGCTGCCAACCAGTCATCCACTCTCTGCAGATCACCCATGCTTCACCGTCCACATTTCTTCCGGTATGTCCGGTTCCGGCACAGCTTCAACGCTCGACACGCCCCCGTCAGTGCTGACCAGCACGCGCTCCGTCAGCTGCAGGTTCAGGCTGATATCGCACACATCATTGCGCAGAATATCCACGTCAAAGGTAAACAGCTTTTCGCGCAGCTCAGGGTTATTAATGGCATCCGGCTGATTGTCCGTGAGCCAGAGCAGAACGGGAGCCATCAGCAGATTCTGGTCCCCGCTGAAATCCTCGATCACCACGTTCAGGGTGTAGCGATACTCCCATGACATGGAGCTGGCCCCGGTTGCCACCAGTGAGCCGTTATCCACAAACAGGTGCAGTTTTTCCGGGTTACTGCGGACATACGGCACCGCCTTATTCAGGGCGCTGCGTAAAGACTGCGGCTTGTTCACTGTCTCGCTCCTGACACGCAATTATCGTGTCCACTTTGTCAGCACACGCCGCCCAGGCGGCCTCCGTTTCATCCAGCACCGCATTCAGATCGCCGTTACTGCGCGGCGCTGACCTTTCCAGGCGGCACTGCGTCACTCTGGGACAGCCACTCACGGTAAGCTGCACCTCCGGCGAGGGCCGGACGCTCCCGCAGCCGGATAACGTCAGCAGGCAAAGGAGTGTCAGCCCAGCGGCGCAAATCCTCATTTTCATGTTTAAGTTCCTCAATCCGGTGCTGACGGTTACGCAGCAGCGCGGAGGTCTGCTCCGCCGCCGCATAAAGCCGCGTCTGCTCCCGGCTGTTGGTTTCAGTCAGAATGGAAAGGCCGATCAGCTGGCTGTTTTTCTTCGTCAGTTCCTGCGCTTTGCTTTTCAGCGCCGCACCCTGCGTCTCGATGGTGTGACTGGCAGTGTTAAGCCGCCACGACTGCCAGCCCAGCGCAGCGAGCGTCAGCGCCAGAACCACCACTAATGCACACCTCATAGTCCAGCACCTTTAAGGCACCAGGCCAGCTCCCGCGCGCGGCGGTTCTCCAGCCCTTTATTTTTCTTACCGTTGACGTAAACCCAGCGCGGCAGCTCGTTGCATGCCTGCCACCACTGCTGGCGGTTGATGTAGGACACCATGGTGGATCGGCATATTGCGCCGGTGCCCACGTTGAAGCCGATGCTTACCAGCGCATCGTAAACATGCTGCGGGGGCCTGACCTTCAGACAGGCATCCAGCCTTTTTTCCGTCAACAACACATTGCTGATTAACCCCTGCGCCGCCTGCCGTTCCGTGATGGTCTTGCCGGGCACCACGCCTGACGTGTTGCCGATCCCGTCAGTCCAGACACCCGCGCTGCACTGGTAAGGCTGCAGGCGGCACCCCTCAAAATCGGCTAACAGCTTCAGCCCCTCGACGGAGGTGTTGAGCGACTGGAAACCGGGCAACGTGGCGGCAATAGCCAGCACCACCCCGACAAGGCAGCGTTTAACGATTGAAGGATTCATATTCCCCCCGCGTGATTTGCCCGTCGCGCAGCAGCTGGTAGGTTTTGTGCTTGTAGTACCAGTTGATAGCCAGCATCAGCACACCAATCAGCACACCGCCAACCGTTGAAGCATCCTTAAGCGACAGATCGCCCAGCCATGCCAGTACGACAGCGATGCAGTACGTGATAAAGGCGCTGATTCGTTCAAGCGTCATAATTCAATCCCATAGCTGGACGGTCTGCGCCGTGGTTGTCGCCGGAATATCCGGCAGCTCCACCTGCAGTCCGTGCGGTAAAAAAGGGCCATACTCAGCCAGCCCCGGATTTGCCTGCAGAACCTGCTCGGTGACACCCTGCGTGCGCCCGTAATGACGCCAGCAAAGCGCGTCCACCGTGTCATACTGGTGCGCACGCACTTTCATCAGATAAGCTCCACCGTGCAGTGCGGTGCATCCTGCACCCGGCTGATGGCCCTGCGGGCATCACGCCACAGATCGCCGCTGGCCTCCGCCAGTTCCTCCCCTCGCTTCACCCCGGATGCCGTGGCGTCATAATCCTGGTAACGCTCATTGAGCACGGCGCGTGCCCAGCAATACACGGCGTTAAGGTAGTGCTGGATACGCTCGCTTTTGCCGTCCAGCATTTCCGCCGGCACGTCAGCCAGATCCCGGTAGCCCAGCATTTGCTGGCGGTTGCGGAAGTCGTACAGCTCAGCGTTAACTTCGGAAATGGCTGTCAGCGCAACCTGCCTCAGACGGGGCTGCGTCACCGTGCCGTCAGTGCGCATCACACTGCGAAATTCCGACAGGTCCACATCAGGCCAGAAAGGCGTATTTTTAATAACGTCCGCCTGTTCCGGTGCCTGTTCTGGCGCAATAAACTGCATGCGGCTTTCTCCTGAAATAGTGGGCGGTGGACGGGGTTTTGATGTGGCAGTGCCTTTCGCCACCCCGTGCCGCCCGTGCGCGGGGCACGTTCGTTAGCGGCTGTCACTGCGCAATCTGCGCTCCAGCTGCTGCTTTTCTTTTTTTACGCCGCAGCGGGGATCGAGCTGCAGCGCATGGGTAAGATGATTAAGGGCAGAAGCCGGGTTGCTTTCGGTCAGTACCGCGCCGATGGCTTTGTGCAGGCGTGCCCGGGACTGGTCCGGCATATCCAGATCGGTAGTCAGTTCCAGCGTCTGCAGGAGCAGATCGGCATCAAAACCGGCGGCGGCCAGCAGAGCGCTTTGTGCGGCATCCGCCATTTCTTCCGCCAGAACGGTCTGCACGTTGCGGTTGCCCAGCGGCATCACCCAGCCATGGCGCAGCGCATGACGCCCGATTTCCAGCGCACCGGCATAATCACCGGCATCGATACGCCACAGCATCACGTACATCAGCACGTCATCCTGCTGCGCACCTCCGGCAGCCAGCACGCCCTCCGCCCAGGCGGCATACTTCGGCAGAAGCTCCACCTTGATTGCCGCCTTTTTTACGGTGGACTGGATACCCTTCAGGCGGCGGCGGTCTTCTGCCAATTGCAGCAGCATCAGGTCATAGCCGGACGCATGGCGAACACTGCCGCCCTCCCGGGCGGCCTGTTCGGCCTGAATGCGCAGGCGGTGCTGCCGTGCGGGACTCAGGCTCATGCGTTACTCCCCACCTTCCGGCGCAGCTGGCGCGGTGAAGTCACCGATAGTGATGTTTTCGACCAGAGCCGCGCAGCGGTAGTCTTCAATCACATACGCTTCGTTGACGGATTCGAAGTTTTCAATCCGGTCACGTTTCGGGTTGTCGATAACAGAACGGCGGCGGGTGTCCTCCTGCCAGTAGATGGACAGGTTATCCAGACGGGTGATCAGCAGGGCATTCGCCGGGAAGAACGGCGCGCGCACCGCCTGCAGGCCGCCCATGCGTTTCTGGCTGATAATCAGATCGGCGGCGATTTTCTCGCTGTTTTCCTGCTCTTTGTTAACCAGCGGGAAATACTTATCGGACAGCAACTCGCGGCCGCAGATAACAACCAGCTCGTCATCATCCTGATACACCACGTCGATCAGCTCGTTAACCGCATCCATCACCACGGCGTCCAGGTTGGCATAGTCGCCGCCCTTGCCCACCTTTACCGTGCCTACGGTGGTGGTGCCGTCCTGGGTGGTGCTGCCCATAACGTGGTCCGGCGCGTCTTCGCGGATTTTCTGCAGCCAGCCCTTATTCACGTCCTGCAGCAACGGGTTTTCTGCGCGGTTGGAGGTTTTGGCGCGCTTCACGCCGTTAAAGCCGATCATGATGCGGTCCAGCGCCTGGCGCTTGACGATGGCGTTACGGATACGCACCTGGAAGTCCTGGAATTTCGCCCACAGGTCCAGCTTTGCGTAGGTCAGCACCGTGTCAAAGTTGGTCTGTTCGCATTTATATTCCACATCCTCCATCAGCATCGGATCGGTAGGTTCGCGCTCTTTGGTGGTGGTGTCGGTGGTTCCGGCAATGGTGGAGCCAACGCCCAGGCCAAGCAGCTGGCCGGACTGCTCCGCAACCGGCGTGATATTAATCAGCGTCAGAAAAGCGGCGGACTGCTGGATCTGGTCTTCCAGCGTCTGCTGCACGGACGGGTCCACGGTGAACTTGCTGGAAAGTTCTTCCACTTCCACGTTGTTCAGGCGCGCCAGCTGCTGCAGGTAGGCGTTAAAGGCAAAGCGGGTATTCTTTTTCATCGGATTTTATGCTCCATCAGCAATTGGTCAGGGTGCCTGCCGGTGCGTCACCGCCCGGCGCGCGCTGGCGGTAATCTTTACGGCTGTCTTCACGGCTCAGCTGCTGCTGAAGCTCGGCAAAGGCGGCCTGCTGCTCCTGCAGCGAGGATTCAAGCTCAGAAATGCGCGCGTCCTGGCCGGACAGGGATTTATCGGTGCGCTCGCTCAGGTTCTGCTGCTCGGTGGCGACCAGCTCAACGGCTTTGTGCACGTCGGAAAAACGCGCATCATCGGTCTGCTCTTTTTTGGTGAACAGCGCGGTGACGCGGGCAAAGAGGGACGGCTTTTCGTCCTGGGTTTCTTCCAGTTCGATCAGCGTTTCTTCGGCGGCGGTAAAAAGGTTTTCAGGATTCTGCTTGCGGTTTGCCAGCGGGTTGTGCGCGGCGCTGGCGCTGAAGGTCAGCATCTCAGTGCCCAGGCTCGCCGGATCGTCAGTGGCCGCCAGGCCAACAAGGTAGGCTTTGCCGGTGTCGGCAAACTTCGGGCTGACTTCCATGGAGGTGAAAAGCTTCTGGCCTTTCTTGACCAGCTCAACCAGCGAGCAGGTCGGCTCCACGTCGGCATATAGCGCCATTTTGCCCTTCAGCGGGCCGTCCTGAATTTCTTCAGCAACCAGCGCCGTCACTCTGCCGTAACGGTTAAAGGCGCTATCCGGGGAGTAGGATTTGATGTGCTCAAGGTTAATCAGCGCGGTATACACCGCCGGGTTGTAACTGGCAGCCATCTGTACCAGCCATTCACGCTGGATTTCGCGCCCGTCGGTGGTGGCACCTTCCACCCCGATACGGAAACGCTTTGCTTTCACTGTCATGAGCCGTGCTCCGTTAAAAATAACTTGCTGGAGCCTTATGTTTGCGGTGATGGGGGGCGTGAAACAACGCGCGGCACTTGTACGGTAAACTACACAAACCGCAGCCGGGGAAAGCCGTCAGGCAAGGCCGTATGTTTGGGCCATGAACACGACAATGACCCCCGCAGACCTCGATCCCCGTCGGCAGGCCATGCTGCTGTACTTTCAGGGATACCGCGTAGCCCGCATTGCTGAAATGCTGGGCGAGAAAGTTGCAACCGTTCACAGCTGGAAAAAGCGCGACAAGTGGGGCGAGTACGGGCCGCTGGATCAGATGCAGCTCACCACCGCCGCGCGTTACTGCCAGCTCATCATGAAGGAGCAGAAAGAAGGGAAAGACTTCAAGGAAATTGACCTGCTGGCGCGCCAGTCAGAGCGCCACGCCCGGATCGGTAAATTTAACGATGGCGGGAACGAAGCTGACTTAAATCCGAAAGTTGCCAACCGTAACAAAGGCCCTCGCAGGCAGCCGGAAAAAAACGTTTTCACCGACGAACAGATCGAGAAGCTGCAGGACGTTTTCCACAGCTCCATGTTCGACTATCAGCGTCACTGGTACGAAGCAGGCAACCGCCACCGTATCCGCAACTTGCTTAAATCACGCCAGATTGGGGCGACCTTCTTTTTTGCGCGCGAAGCGCTGATTGACGCCATCACCACCGGGCGCAACCAGATTTTTCTCTCAGCCAGTAAGGCGCAGGCGCACGTCTTCAAGCAGTACATCATCGACTTTGCAAAAGAAGTGGATGTGGAGCTGAAAGGCGACCCGATGACGCTCAGCAACGGCGCGTGCCTGTACTTTCTCGGCACCAATGCCCGCACGGCGCAGAGCTACCACGGCAACCTGTACCTGGATGAATATTTCTGGATACCGAAATTCCAGGAGCTGCGCAAGGTGGCGTCCGGTATGGCCATTCACAAGAAATGGCGACAAACCTACTTCTCCACGCCGTCCAGCCTGACCCACAGCGCCTATCCGTTCTGGTCCGGCGCGCTGTTCAACCGGGGCCGCGCCAAAGCGGACAAGGTGGATATTGACCTGACCCATACCAGCCTAGCCCCCGGCCTGCTCTGCCCGGACGGTCAGTATCGCCAGATCGTCACCGTGGAAGATGCGGTGCGCGGCGGCTGTAACCTGTTCGACCTCGACCAGCTGCGCATGGAGTACAGTCCCGACGAATACCAGAACCTGCTGATGTGCGAATTTATTGACGATCTGGCGTCAGTGTTCCCGCTCAGCGAGCTGCAGGCCTGCATGGTGGACAGCTGGGAAGTCTGGACCGATTTTCAGGCGCTGGCGCTGCGCCCGTTTGGCTGGCGCGAAGTGTGGATCGGTTATGACCCGGCAAAAGGCACGCAGAACGGTGACAGCGCGGGCTGCGTGGTGATAGCTCCGCCAGCTGTGCCGGGCGGCAAGTTCCGCATTCTGGAGCGTCACCAGTGGCGCGGGATGGACTTCCGCGCCCAGGCTGACGCCATCAAAAAACTGACGCAGCAGTACAACGTGACCTACATCGGCATTGACTCGACCGGCGTCGGCCACGGCGTCTATGAGAACGTGAAGGCTTTCTTCCCGGCGGTCCGGGAGTTTGTCTACAACCCCAACGTCAAAAACGCCCTGGTGCTCAAGGCCTACGACATTATCAGCCACCGCCGCCTGGAGTTTGACGCCGGGCATACCGACATTGCGCAGTCCTTTATGGCGATCCGCCGCGCCACCACCGCCAGCGGCAACCGCCCTACCTACGAAGCCAGCCGCAGCGAAGAAGCCAGCCACGCCGATCTGGCGTGGGCAACCATGCACGCACTGTTTAACGAACCGCTGCAGGGCGAAGCCGCCAATACCAGCAACATTGTGGAGATTTTTTGATGGGCAAGAGGAATAGAAACCGCGCTGCAGCTAAACAGAGCGTTCAACAGAGCAGCGGCGTATCTGCAGAAGCATTCAGCTTTGGCGACCCGATCCCGGTACTGGACCGCCGGGAACTGCTGGATTATGTGGAGTGCGTACAAATGGATCGCTGGTATGAACCGCCGGTGAGTTTTGACGGGCTGGCGCGTACTTATCGTGCCGCCGTGCATCACAGCTCACCGATTGCCGTTAAGCGTGACATTCTCAGCAGTACCTTTATCCCGCACCGCCTGCTCAGTCAGCAGGCTTTTTCCCGTTTCGTTCAGGACTATCTGGTATTCGGCAACGCTTACCTTGAGAAACGCACTAACCGTCTCGGCGGCGTTCTCTCGCTGGAGCCAGCACTGGCAAAGTACACTCGGCGCGGCGTGGACCTGGACACCTACTGGTTTGTGCAGTATGGATTCACCACGCAGCCCTACGAATTTACACCGGGGAACATCTTTCATCTTCTTGAGCCTGATATTAACCAGGAGATTTACGGGCTGCCCGGCTACCTCTCAGCCATTCCGTCCGCCCTGCTCAACGAATCCGCCACGCTGTTCCGCCGGAAGTATTACATCAACGGCAGCCACGCGGGCTTCATCATGTACATGACCGACGCGGCACAGAATCAGCAGGATGTGGACAATATCCGCCAGGCCATGAAAAGCGCCAAGGGACCGGGCAATTTCCGCAATCTGTTTATGTACTCGCCCAACGGCAAAAAGGACGGGATTCAGATCATCCCCCTGTCAGAGGTGGCGGCAAAGGATGAGTTTCTGAATATCAAGAACGTGAGCCGGGATGACATGATGGCAGCGCACCGCGTGCCGCCGCAGATGATGGGCATCATTCCCAACAATACCGGCGGCTTTGGGGATGTGGAAAAGGCCAGTCGCGTTTTTGTCCGCAACGAGCTGATGCCGCTGCAGAAGCGACTGCAGGAGCTTAACGACTGGCTAAATGAAGAAGTGATCACCTTTGATCCGTATACTTTAGATTTCTGAATGGCTGTGTTTTGGTTTGCGGGGCTGAAAACGCCCCGCAAATATCAATCTTTACCCAATCTCCAGACAGTATTATAAGATAAAGCACTCAGTTCAACTGCACGAGACACCATTTGAATAGGCGTCCATTCACCTTTATATCTATTTTCAAATTCATCCACGAAATTTCTTACTAACGCAAAATTTGACTTTTTATATATATCTATTTTTTCACCAACCTTTTTATTGCCTGCCTTTTCATTTAATTCCTTTGACAATGGTAATAAGTTTCCAATCATCCCAATAACTGCCATATCGCCATTACTTTGTGGTTGTATATGCTCAAGCGTTAGGGAGTCAGGCATATATTCACCTGTTCTTATATAATGCAACTCCAGCCTATTAAAAATATATTGAATTAGCCTTTTGTTTTTGAGTTCTTCATTCGAGAATTTAAGAGTTACAAACTTTTCAGTAAATACGCTATATTCCGGCTTCCTCTTAGTAAGCATATCTAAAAGAGATTGTATAACCACCCTATTATTTCTCTTGGTGGCGGCATTATCAACTAATGCTCTTGCTGCTTTAGCATAAGCACTTTCTATTCCAGAAGGGCGAAGTGAACATACTGCATTAAACATAAAATGAAAACGCTCAATAGACAGGATTGCATTATTCATATCAACAAGTTTTAATGTTCCACGCGCCCTAGCCTTAAATAAAGAAAGCAAAAATGGTTTATTTTGCGAAATATTAAATAACTTCAACGCAAGCAAACCTCTATATATAGGCTTCATTTCAAGCTCTGGAAAATCCTGTTCTATAGGTGAAGAAATTTTAACGTAAATCTCTGCATCATAGAGAAGTTCATCAATAAAATTGGCGGCATCAATCTCGTCTTTTTTCCATTTATCCATAAAAGCCTTGTATAAAGTATCACTGCTAACATATGAATATTTGGAAACCCACCAGTGACGGATAAATGTTTCCATAGAACCTACACCATTACGGCTAGATATAATTTGTCTGATTTTATTCCATTTTGTTTTGGCATCATCATCTGGATGTGTACCATTTAGTTTCTTGAATAACTTATTCTTAATCAAATCAACATAACTAAGATTTAAACCTCTAGCATTGAGTGTTTCAAAGATTGTATAAGCCTCATCCTCATCATTAACTGTAATGTAAATGACTTTCAAAAACCTTAGTATTTGGTCTCGGATAGCTTTTAAAGCATCAACATAGATAAAATCATCATTATTAATATTTAATGCTTGCCGAACATTCGCCTCTGAAAGGAAGTCGGTTAAATCATTATAACAAGATTGAAGATTTCTTTCCTCGGAAGTTTCCGGGACGTCGTTCCTTTTATCCAAATGCTGTATGTTATTTTGAAAATATGGCTTCGGAGTTTCATTTACTAGCTTAAAAAATGCCTTCCCATCATCATCCACCCCAGAAATATAATTATTATAAATTGATTGGGCGACAGCATTTTCATTAGCCTGCTTAAACTTATCGCATAATACCGACAACAAAATAGTCAACGTTGTAAGTCGCTGCTGCCCATCAACTATCATCAAAACTGAACTTGTTTCTTGCCCCACTAAAACAAGCGCACCAATAAAATATTCGTCAAAGCTATATTGCCCATTCTGTTGCCAGTGAATATTAGAAATTATATCGTGCCAAAGTTCGCTCACTTGTTCTTTGCCCCACGAATATTCTCTTTGGAAGCGTGGGACTATGTATTTTTTGTTAACAGAAAGTACATTTGTTAATGTTCGCGCGTTCGCTTGCAACTCCATTGGATGCACCTGAGTTTATGAGTGAGGGAGTTATTTTTATCGCATAAACATCTTAATGACAACACGTTGCGCGCGCTCGTATCCCCGCCACGCCTGCCCGCTTTATGTAGCGGTTTTCATGCACGTGCATGACATAAGCAAAAGCCCGCCAGTTCTGGCGGGCCTCAGCAAAAATGATCCTCAAACGATCATGCGATTTCATGCAGCATAGTCATGCACTGCCGGAGTTTTCTGTCTTCACCGGTTCAGGTGTCGAGAAATCTTCAAAAGTCTTGTAGGTTTCGGTATCGAAAAGCGACACAGCTTCAACCTGCTCCATCGGCATGACATGCCGGAAATGACCGAAGTTAAGAGGCTCTGAGTCAGCTGTAATATTTTGACTCAGATAAAGCTCATAGTATCTATGTTGCTCCTGGTAGCGCAGCGTGTCTTTATCACGGTAGCCACTAATATAAGGGATGATAGACAGGTGCTGTGTGTCATGATGCTCCATGCGAGGAGCGGCAACATAACCGATATAAACTTTGCGAGATTTAAGGGTAACAAAAACAAGCTTCCCTTCATCAATAGCCTGGACCAGCAATGCCTCGATACCATCCTGTGTTGCCATCTCTCTGTAAGCTTTCTGCCTGGCATCATTATCCTCCAGCGCCCGCTTCGCACTGTTTCCCTGCTCAACAGCCAGACATACAGCGGTCATCAGGGAAAGAACGAAAAAAAGCGGGTATGACATGACTTTGATATCGGTAAGCCATGAATACAAATCAGCGTGAAGGCTGGGCCATATCATACCCAGAATATTGATTATGGCACTCAGAACAAGGAGTAAAACAAAAATTATGGAGACAACAGCGAAGCCCTGAATAGCGAACTTACATCCATGCATAGCCACGTAAAAGTAAGCATTCCAGCCATCGCTTCGGGCTAACTTTATGCGGGATTGGTAGTGATTCTGCGTGTACCAAAACCCGCATACCAAAACAACCATAATGATCAGCGGACCCATTACCTATCTATCCCTGTCGTTTAGCAGCCAGTTCTTCCATACGTGCACGCATTGAGTCACGTACCTGCTGATTTTTCATGTTAACTGTCGCTGAGCCGTTCAGATCGGTAATGATTTTACCGTTCCCTGAATTACTTACATCATGACGGATAGCTTCCTGCATGATTTTACCCGGTGCGGATAACATCTTTCTGAGAAGTTCGGTCATATAACCTCCTGATGACACAAACGCCGCAGGCAGCGGCGTTAACTGTGTTCTGCTACCTAACTATAGGACAGCTGAAAAAATACTTAATTCAACGAGAGCTACTTATTAACCTACCTGCCAGGACCAATCAACTATTTTAGTTGAAATGTTTTTGACCAGACAGAACCTAACGCCTCGCGCAGCTCGTTGTTCAACCTTGCGGACGGTTAAAACCAGTTTTATCGTCCGCAAGGTTCGCTAATGTAACCAGCTGTCGTCCTCCCAGACTTGCTGCATTATTTCCATCACCCGCTTTTTGTCTTCATCCAGTTTTAACCCGCTCAGCTCAACGCCGTTGGCGCTGCCCTTGCGGATACGGATTGCTGTTGTGGGATACAGAGGGCGCAGATTACGGTAAAGCTCGCATTCAAGGGCGTCCAGTGTGGCCTGACCAATCTTCTGCTCTTTATCGATCATTATTTCAATGCGCATAAAGATCCCCGTTAACTGGTTACGTCCATTGATCGGCAATATTCATGGCTGCGAATTTTTGCCATCAGCTCGTCGGTCAGTTCTGACACCCACTGAATAGCCAGCCGCTTTTCTTCGTCGCTGCACTCGCTAGCCGCTACAAGCTTGATAAAAAAATCAATGCGCTGGAGCTTCAACGACTCCAAAAGGTAATCCTGCATTTTCCCTCCTGTCACTATCCCGGAAAAGATAACTGTATATATATCCACTGTTTATATACACAGTATAGAAGGCGTTTCAGAATGTAAAACGTTTTTTACCTGTCAATTGGATCGCTCTGATGTGGATCAATACAGCAGTAATTGGTAAACCACTGGCATCAGTACCACTGACGCCATTTGCCATCTTCCTGCAGCCGCTGGTTGCGGTAGAAAATACGCAGCCCGGCCCCTGACGGAATGCTGCCGCCACGCAGAAGAAGGTCTATTTCTGATTCGCTGCCGTCAAACCCTCTGGAAGCCAGTTCCACCTCAAGCTGCAGGCGCTGCTGATCCGAAAGGTTCTGTTTATATGCTTTTTTCCGCTTTGGTTTTACCAGCCTCAGCCTGGCGGTCAGCTCCCGCCGTTCTTTCTGTCCCATGCTGTGAAGGTGGTCATGCAAATCCTTGGCATCCATGGTCTTAATATCGGGTAGATCACCCCCTGTCTGGTTCAGATTTTCAACAGGGGGACAGTTATTGCCACGAGTCCAAGGGGCGCAAGCGCCCTGGTCGGCTGTCGCCTCCTGAACGTCAACAGCTTTACGGACCATTTTCCACTTCACCGCGTGCGTGCAAATCCTGCCCTCTGCAATCGGGGACCAGATGCCATAAATACGGATACCGTGATCGCCGTAGGCGCTCGGCTCGTCGTTAAGCTCATAAGCCGTGCGGACAAGGTGATGTTTGCGGGGAACCAGCACACCGCCCTGCTTCATGATGTAAGTAGCAAAGCAGCCTGCATCAGCAGCAGCCAGAACCGCATCCAGACGCGGGTTATCCAGTACCGGCGTGCCTGCTTTACGATCGCCCTGCACTCTCGCCGCCTGGCCTGCCAGCAAGCGCAGCTCACGGTAAGTCTGACGCCCCGGAATACCAAAGAAGCGGAACTGCTGGACACGATGCAGGGACGCCCAGGCGCTGACATGCTCGGCGCTGTCACGCAGTGATCTGCCGGTTTCTTTGCTGATTTCTTTCGCCAGCCCGCGCCCGTCGATGTTCTTGCTGATGTATTTGGCGATGTAGCTGGTCGGCGTGCCCTTGCGCGGATTGATAAGCTCAGACTTGAAGCGCGGCCCGGTATTGTTGCCCAGCTCCTCGCGGTCCTCACGGATGGCAAACTTTCGCAGCAGTGCGGTGATAGATCGGCGGTCTTTTTTGCGCATAAAGCACAGCAGATGCCAGTGCACGGTGCCGTCATGGTGAGGTTCTGCCACGCGGACGCCATACCAGCGCAGCCCGGCCTTGTGCATTGCCTTGCGGAAAGCGGCAAACGTATCTACCAGATAATCACTGCTCTGCCGGACGGTGGCACTGGTCCACTTCGGATTAGGTCTGCCGTTATTGAGGGTTGCGTGGAAGCGTGACGGGCAGGTGATGGTATAAAACACCGCGCAGTCCCCGCGCATTTCCGCGATCAGCTCCAGCCCTTTAACACAGGCCATCATTTCATTGCGGCGGTGTGCCGGATTGCTGTTGCTGGCATTCACCACGTCTTCCATGTCCAGCGTGTCGCCGTCTTCATTGACCAGCTCATGCGAGCGGAAGAACTCCAGCGACTTGCGGCGCTGCTCGCGTTTGTGGATCACGGCTTCATAGCTGACATACGGGGACGCTTTTTTGTTGACCAGGCAGACGGCACGCAGCTGTTCCTCCCGCCACTCGCAGCGCATCTGCCACAATTTGCGATACCACCAGTCCGCGCACAACATACGCGCCAGTGACGGCGGGATCAGTTCGTAGGGAACCGGCTTACGGCGATTTCGCTTGCGGCGCAGCTGCTCAAATGCAGGCGGGATCACATCAAGCCGCATGGCTTCGGCAGCAACCTTTTCCCACGCTTTACGGATTTCTTCGGGCTTCACATCGTCGCTGACAAACAGATCACCGCAGACGGCATCGAGGCACATGCTCATATGCGCCGCAACCAATGTGGAAAGGCGTTTGACCTGATCCTGATTCATTTCAGGCAGTACCAGCAGCCCTTCCAGCCCGTCATGGCTCGCCATAAACCGGAAAGAGGCAGATACCTGACTTTGACGCACTCGCTCCAGCCGCTCAAGGCACGGCCTGATGGTTTCACGCAGGTAACGGGAATAGGCTTTAGGACGGCCCAGGCTATGGAAATATTTAATCCTCTCCAGCAAAGGCTTGCTGATGTGGGACGGCATGGCGTTAACGTCAGCCAGAATAACCAGATCGGGATTAAAGCGCTGTTGCTCGCGGGCCATTTTGGCGCAGCTAATCAGCCGGTCCTGTTCCAGTTCGCGCTGGACAGGATCGCGTGACTCATTGAAGAAATAGCGTTCCCAGACCTCATCACTCAGCGCTTCACGGCGCAGCTGTTCATACTCGTTATCCGCAGCGTAAAGAGTGATCAGGTTTGAAAGCGCGGACTCCGGCGCAACTTCCGCCGGGCCCAGATACGGGTTAACCGCTTTTTTTGGGGTATTCCATGGAAAGGCCACGGCGGACTCATTCGAGCCGCCGGTGGTTGGTGCATGATGCAATGTGAGTTTACTCACTGCCACGCCCACGCCTCAGTTTCTACTGAGACATCAGGACCAGACGCCACATCAACACCAAACCAGCCCGGTGCTTTTGTGGCGATGATTTCAGTTGCAGACTTACCATCACCTGCAGCCACACCCATGCTGCGTTTTGCAGTGATACGATGGAGGGTGAAGTTACGATAAAGCGAACGGGTCAGGGATGTGTCGCTGTTGGACACTATGACCGGGTGACCTTCTGAGGACCAGCGTTCAAGAATAGATGCCAGATGATACTGATCATCCTCTGTAAAACCGGCAGTGTGATAACCGCTAAATGTACCGTCATACGGCGGATCACAATAAACAACATCACCCGTCTGCAGCAGCGCCAGTGTCTCGTCATAGCTGGCGCAGATAAACGTTGCTCGTTGTGCTTTTTCAGCAAAAGCCTGTATTTCATTTTCAGGGAAGTATGGGGATTTATAATTCCCGTAGGGCGAGTTGAAATGACCGCTCTGGTTATAGCGGCACAGGCCGCGATAACAATGCCTGTTGAGATAAAGAAACATCGCAGCACGCCATTCAGCAGGCCACTGACGATCATGATTAAATTCTTTACGAATACCGTAGTAATTTTCTGCGGTATTGTTTTTTGAAAATAATTCTTTTGCAATTGTGGTAAATAAATCTGATCCGCTTTTGATGACTCTATATAGATTAATCAGATCGGGGTTAATATCTGCGACAAGATAATGAGGATAGTCTGTTGCCATCATCACAGCACAGGAACCCGCGAAAGGTTCAACCAGTCGCGGGCCAGCAGGCAGGTGCTTAATCAGTTCCGACATAATGGCGGTTTTATTTCCCGCCCATTTCAGGATAGTGCTCATACAGCACCCCCGTTGTAGTGTTTGCCTTTCAGCTCTGCGATTTCCTGACAAGTGACGCAGCACTGCACGCCCTGAATGGCGCGGCGGCGAACTGGCGGGATCGGCGCATCGCAATCAATGCAGAGAACACGGGAAACGCCCGACGTTTTATTGCGGGCAGTTTGGATGGGGCGCTGTAGTTCTTCTTCAACGCGCTGCTGTACGTGGTCCATTGCATCAGCCATTAGTGCAGCTCCTGTGATTCGTTTTCGTAGCGGGTTGCTTCGCGGCGCAACAGCTCAGCCGCTTCAATACCGTTTAACCCTTTGTTGGTGATATGGGTTGCCAGCGCCTCAAGACGGATTGAAACGGCGAGTGCGCGTCCTTTGCGCTCCTCACGCTTGGCAATATCGATCACCGCCATAAGCGGATCACTTTCAGCTACAAACATTTTTGGAAATTCTTTCTGCATGTTTTTCTCCTGAATTTGGGCAATAAAAAGCCCGGCGGGTTTACGCCATTAATTTCTGTTGTGGATTAAATCGGCATGGTTAGCCGTTTGGGAAATAAGCTCACCACTGCACGAAAATGATTCATTGCTTTAACCAGTTCCCGCTTTTCGTCAGTAGTCAGATCACTAATATCGACGCCGTGACGTTCTGCCGGAATTTTTGCCATATAAAAAATGGCTGCCAGCGCCCGCTCATTCTGTTTATTATTTACATCGCGTGGATCGCGCATATCTTTAATAAACCTTTCAAGCTCCGGCTCAATATTCAGACCAAACACTTTAGCCCTCAACTCTGCAATATGGTTCAGCCCGTCCAGGCGTTTACCGGGGCTTAATGGAACAGTCGCCGTAGCGCCTTCAATAGCCATGGTTTCCCCTGATTGGTAGTGGTCAGCTCTGCCAGCAGTTCGTCCTGAGAGCGTGACGGATGCCAGCGCTTACCGTCTTTACCTGCTATCCATCCGTGACCGAAATGCATGGAAGGAAT